TAAGCTGAATAGAAATATCTAGGAGAAACCCAATCTGCCCACTCAAAATCTATATCACAAATTTGTTTATAATAAGAAGCTGTCCCTGCACTATCATAATTTCTCATCTCATTTAAATCTGCCACTGACCCAATCAAATAAGGGTCTTCCTTTGTACCGCTTCCACCACTAAACATTTATATCACCTTTCCCTTCCGGGGCTTTATAAATGCCAGTTCCCCATTTCTATTTATCTTTGCGTTCGCTCCATGGCATCCTGCTATATATCCTAAGACTTGCCTCATAGTAAATTCATGTGTTATAAGAGGTACTTCAAACATTAGAGAGGTGTCTGGAGCTAATTGTATTTCTAATACGTCACATATTTCCTGTACAACTTGAGACATAGAAGCGGGCAAGTATAGTTCCGTTTCCCAAGGCTGGTTTGCTTGCATTAGTTTATCATAGCAAACAAATTCCCATATTCCTCCCTCGGATTCTTTTCTGCTATCGACATAAAAAACCCCCATAGGTATCCATTCAGTATCTATTAGTCGGATGTATGGTTTCATTTCTGCATTTGTGGGAAATATAGATTGAGTATATATCTTAAGCTCAAATTTTGTAGGAATGGCATTCCCAATTGTGTAGGACTCGGATTCTGTTATTGTCTCCGTTATATCCCACTCTACTACCTCATTCGAGCCATGTTCATCACCGTTTATAATCACTTTTGCATCAAATTCTCTCATTGGATTTTGTACAAGTCTTTGAAACATTTCGCTTGCTGGATACATACCCTCACCTCTCTGTCAGTGTAATTTTTAATCCATCCCAATAAATCACACCGTTTTTCTCTATAGCCATTGGAGTCGGTCTGTTGCCTACATAAAAAGTTTTAGTTACATAATCTCCAACCATCGGATCAGGATATTCTACATCAAAATAAATGTCCTTCATTGCTTGCAGTATACCCGACACTTGAGCCATTGTTAAAATACCAAACGTCATATCTATTTGTCTTTTTACCGTTACCCTGTCTCTGTTTAGAGTCCCATCTGCTGTCCTAGCTGTTGTTTCTGCGTCCAGGTCCAAAGCTGTCACCGTAAATTCTTTTGGGTATGCAGCTATTTCAACACCATTTATTTTTATCAGCATGTTACACCTCCAGTGCTGTTTTTCCTATCTGGCGTTGATAGTCGTTTATAAGATTTATCAATATCTCAGCTATTTCAGTATTACCGATTTTGTATATTCTCTTTTCAGTGTGTGTTCCGGTGTCTCTTGTTGTTTTTGTCAAGATGCGTTCCAACATGGTCTCAAGTTTTGAGATTGGCATTATAACTTCTGGATCTATGCTTGCGTTAGGATTATCCCCTACCATTGCAAGGGTTGGTCCAAATGCTAGACCTCCTTTTGCCAATTTTGGAATCTCTGGAATGTTAATCCCGAAGTTTTTCCCGCCAATGCCTGGAACCCAATCAGGAACATCAAAACTAATTTTATTCATACTTCTTATTAAAAAGTTCACAGAATCGATTAGTATATTTATAGCGCCTTTAAAAATTCCTATTACAGCATCGAATATTCCTTCAAAAACTGTTTTAACTCCTTCCCAAGCACGTTTCCAATCGCCAGTAAATATGCCAGCAATAAAGTCAATAATGCCTCCTAAAGCTTTTATTATTCCTGTTGCAGCGTCAATAATGCCTCCTAAAGCACTACCGATAACATCGATTACAAAATCAAAAGCTTCTTTGAATGCAGGTGCTAAGACTTCTACAATTTCATGAACTAGCGGTAATACAAATTCATTCAATATGTCTAATGCGGCTGTTATTAATTTGCCGACAAAATTTAAAACTTCTTCAACTAATGCTTTTAGGTGATTATCCCATACCATTTTTAGCATCTCCAAAGCCTTATCTACAAAAGGCTTTAAAAAAGCATCAAAAAATGTTGTCCAGATTTCTTTTAATTTATCCAGAGCCGTTGTTATGCCGTCAATTATTCCTCCACCAAACTTATCCCAAAATTCTTTTATCTTATCTAAGACATCAACAGTTATTTGGGATATAAGTTTTAAAGTTGGGTCAACAACACTTTTCCACAAGTCTTCGTAAATAGTTTTTGCAACATCGAACAGGCTTGAAAATACATCTATTGCGCCTGATGCAAAGCTTGTTAGTAGAGGTAATCCATCTACTGCAAACCATTCGATTATTGGGAAAACTGCTTCTTTAAAAGTCTCGAACCTCATAAGCGTGCTTTCTAAAAACCATGCGAACACTTCGCCAATAAACCCTATGCCTTGCTGTAATACAGGAACTAAGTCGTTAATCATCCAGTTTTTTATAGGCTCGCCTAATGTTGCAAAATCACTAAATGTTTCTAGCAGTGTTTCTTTCCATTCGTATAAAAGTGGCATCGCTTTATTTATTGCTTCTTCTAGAGGCGGGGCAAAAACATTCTTCAAAAATTCTGCTGTTTCCTTTGCCTTTTCTATTACTTTATCAAATGCGCTTGTATTTATTTTTATATCTATTTCTTTATCATCAGTTTTGCCGAAATCTACTCCAACATTGCCAACATTACCAATACTTAATTCATCTGCAAGTTCTTCTGCGCTTTTACTCGTTTTGTCCGCCAATATATTAAGTTGATCAAATGGTGCTAAGGACTTTTTAACATCTTGCGCCGCTTTTTTAGCTGCTTTTCCTACATCTCCAAATCCATCCTCCACATCTCCAAGGTTGTCAGCCATAGTCTCAACTACTACACCGCCTTGTGAACTAGCCTCAGCATCGCCAAATATAAGCCTAGTAAATGCCTTAAAGTATTCTGCCGCTATTTGGATTTTTTTAATTAAAGTGTTTAAGCCTTTTACAACTGGCATTAATATATTAATAAATCCCGCTCCAATCGTGCCTTTTAAAATCTCAAATTGTTGGCGCAGTATTTTAGTTTGGTTTGCCCATGTGTGGGCATTTCTAGCAAAGTCGCCTTGAGCATCTTTTGTAACATGTAATAGGTAGTTGTATCTCCACATTGTCTGTTCAGCTTGACTCATCTCTCTCCAAGCCTTGTTTACCCCTTGGCTCATTGCAAAGGCTTCAACATTGGCAATATTCATATTGATACCAAGCTCTTTAAGTGGCGTCGTCATACCTGACATTCCCGACATAATTTTTTTAAACATTTCTTCATTATCTAAGTTGTAAAAACTTGCCATGTCGGCAGATAATTTTGTTAAGTTTATTGCCATATCTCTTACTGCTTCGCCAGCTATGCCGGATGATTTAAGCATAGCACCCATTGAGGATGAGAATTTTTTTGCATTTAGTTCGCTTAAACCAAACTGCTCTATGGCTGTGCTTGCAAAATCATTTATATCTTTTGCCATTTCCCCAAAGGTTACATCAACAACGTTTTGCACCTCCGTTAAATCACTCGCCAATGATGTAGTAGCTTTTACAAATCTAACTATTTCCCTAAAACATATATAACCAAGACCTATTTTAAAAGCCTTGCCTATTGCTGCCATACTGCCATTTACTATCGATTGGAAGTTTTGTATTTGTCTTTGCGTTCTTTGCACTTCTCTATTGATGCGTGAAAAATCCGCACCTCCACGTTCGTACTATGAAGTTTGATCTACTCATAGTATGGCACCACCTCCTTAAAACAAAAAGACCTGCTAATTAGCAAGTCTTTTTATTTCCTATAATTCTTTGTTATACCTCACTGGTTTACCCCTGAATTGCTGAGCCTTTTCACCTTCCCGCCAAATACCGCATTTAGGACCTTTACTTGATTAAACATCTGTTCGTCGGTCATGACTTTCTTTTCTTTTTTAATATCAAGCATCTTTTTAATGTCAATTTTCTTTTGCCAAACAAAACGGCTTATCAGGTAAGCCTGATATATATTTTCTTTTTGTTTAATTTCCCTATTTTCTGCATAAGCATTTAAGTAAACATTTAAAACTTTTGGAGTTAATTTTAAAAATTCACCGTAACTTATTCCAGCAAGGGCAGCAGCTTTTAACGCTTCTTCCTCATAATTTTCTACTTCTTTTTTGCTGCCCTCTGTGCGTTTTTTATATCTTCCTCTCTGCCAAATGTTTCTTCCAATATTTCAGGCAATAATTCTATTGCGCCTTTAATTCCTAAATGCTGATCTATTAATTCAGTAGTTTTTTCTAATGTCAATTCTTTGTCTTCGTGCGCTAAGCCACTATAAAACAGTGCTGGTATATAATCTTCCATATCTTCTTTTTCATAATCTATCTTAGACAGACTTTTTCCTGTTATTTTTTTGAACAATTGTAAAGCTCCAAAACCCATCAACATATTTCTGGTTTTATCTAGTTTGATTGGTATATAGTTCATAAATTTTTCCTCCTTTATAAAAAAAATTAAAGGCTAGAAATTAATCTAGCCTATGTTCCAACAGTCGTCAGAGTAGGTGCTCCTGATACCTTTATAGTCGCACTAAAACTCAATGGATCTTCCAAGTCTGCACTTGTACTAAATCCAGTTACTACACCTTCAAATTCCCATTTCCCAAAATTGTCTGGAAATTGGATTGCAAAATCTTCTGTTTCTCCACTCACAAAAAGATTGTATAGTGTTTGTTGTCCTTGGTTTAACTCCAAATATCCTTCAAGTGATACTTCTCCAGCATCTTTAAATCCAGCTATAAACTCTCTATAACCTTCATCATTATTAAGGGTAGTAACATCAATTGTATCAGCACTTAATTCAAGTCCACCTATAGAAGTAAGTCCTGCTACTGCAACAGGGGAAATTTTTCCTATTTGTAGCTTTGTTCCTAATGCTCGTTTAGCCATATTACTCTACCTCCTCAAAATAAATAGTAAAATCAATTATCCCACGATTTACTTTTAACTCATGCTCATATACCTCATGGATATTATTTATGTCCAAATCTTCAATATAAAAATCGCCTATTTGCTGTCCTGGTAAAGATATTAATAAATTTTCCACTTGCTTAGTAATTCTTTTCATGTCTCCATATCTAGTTGCCATAATACTGAACATATAGCTTAAATATTCTTTTCCAATTAATCCTTGCAGTGTTTTAATTTTTCTTGTAGTTATTCTTGAATAAACTAAATATGGTCCTTTTGAGCCTTCTGGTGCGTTTGTAGGGTAGATTTGATTTTTTAAATCAGGAATATTTGTATTTATTTCTAATCTTAGAGCGGTCTCCATTAGCAATCACCGCCTATACAGTAATATTTCTTGCCTTCATATTCTTCTTCTGTGACTTTGCTAATAGGAAAGTCTCCCAAGAACTCATAAGAATAATGCCTTATTTCTTGGTCAGGATTCAGGTTTTCCAGTATCTTTATTAATTCATCAACCGTCATCACTTCAACCCACCCTTCGCTATCTCAGCATCTATTTTCTTTTTCATCTCGCCTACTATTGTTTTTTCTATTTTCCTTACGTTGTCAGTAAGCGCATCCCTAACAAACCTGAATCCAGGAATGTACTTTCCATCTCTAGCAAAAAATCCGTACTCCTGGCTGACGGGATAATAAGCAATATTTCTAGCCTTTTTGCTCCCGGATTCGCCTGGATTCTTAACTTCTTTTTGGAATATGTGATTCATGTTTCTATCGAATACTATTCTGTAGACTTTCTTACCTTTAACTTTAGCTTTTTCGCCAACCATTATGGTTCCTCTTTGAAGATTACCTGTTTCATATGGTGCGTCTGCTCTTGCTTGTTTAAGTGCAATGTTCATACCTTTTCTAGCACTTGCTGTTACGTGTTTTTGTGGCACTTCTCCAAGCTTCTTAATTGACTTTTCAAGTTGTTTCATGCCCTCTATTCTAAAAGTAAGCCTAGCCATCTTCTCTCACCAACCTACAATAGCAAAGCAGTTCCCTGTTTAACCCTTTTACATTGACTGCCGATAGAATCTCATATATTTCATCGCCATGTCGAATTCTCATGTCGTTTGTAATACCAGGTACATATCTCATATTGAATTTTACTTCTACCTTTGTATTCGTAGTTAATGCATTGAAGTATTCGTTGCCAAGTAGTGGGTCTTTGCTTGCCCATATACCCTCTTTAAAGGTCTCCCAACTATCTATCGGCTCGCCATAGTCATCATGTCCCTGTTGACGTTGCAGAAAGTCTATTTTATACCTGTAATCTCTCATGTTTCATCACCTACTGTATATTCACTTGATAATGTTAGGTGATGCTTGAGACTTATATAGGATTGTTCAAATCTATCTACTATCTTTGAATCATCATATCCAAAATTTGCTTTGCAGTAAACTGTTATGGCTCGTTTAATTAAGGGATCATTATCTTTGACCTTATCTTGATGAACTCCTGATAAGATTAGATCTGCTTTAGCTGCGTCGATTAAGTCTAATATTTCAGTATCTAAATCATCACCGTTTACTCTTAAAGCATCTTTTATATCTTGTAGCATTTTACCACCTCTAATAGGATGAGGGGATATTACATCCCCTCTTTAATCCTTTCAATAATGTCTGCCTTAAGCATTCGGCCATTTAGCCCTTCTATGCCCAAATCATTAGCATAAGCTAATAATTTTTTCTTTGTCATGCTTTCCAAATCCATAGAAGGGGCAGACAGGCTAA